GATAAAAGTATTTGTAGATACCTTCAAGAAGGTACTGTCAAGTACTTTGGTGCGTTACCTGGTTTCATACCACGTCCACGGAGCAGAGTTATTTTAACTCCTATCTGTAAGCGTGTGTTAGAATATTTCCAGACCACCGTTAAACATACCAAGCCTGTTATGCAGGGCTGGGCGCCTTGGCGAAATAATATCGTCGAGATGATTAAACCTAAAGTAAATTACGATAGGAGCGTCTTAGTCGAAGCTAGGGATATGTTTGAGGAGGAAATAGTCGCTAACCTTCCTAAAGGTTGGGAAAAGGAACTAGTTATACTAACTCCAAAAGCTGCCGTTAACGGCTTACCAAAGGTTAAATATGTTGATCGTATTAACTGTAACAGTTCAATGGGTTTTCCATACAACACGACCAAGAAGAAATATCTTGTTCCAGATGTGTGTGAGAAATACCCAGAGGGTGTTAATTTCAAACCGGAAATTTGGGAAGAAGTTGACAAGATCAAGGAAAAGTATAGTAAGGGTCAACGTGCTATGCCAATATTCAATGCTCATCTTAAGGATGAAGCCACAACTCACAAGAAAGTGGATGCTAAGAAAACTCGTGTTTTCACGGCATCTGGAATAGCTTTTAGTTTGTTGGTTCGAATGTATTTACTATCGTTTGTGCGTCTTGTGCAGATGAATAAATCCGTATTCGAAGCTTGTCCTGGTTTAGTGGTTCAATCTGCTGAATGGGGAAACTTATATAGAGATTTGACGAAATTCGGAGCTACTAGAATCATAGCAGGTGATTATGGTAAGTTTGATAAGCGAATGATAAGTGATTTTATATTAATGGCTTTTTCCATTATAATAAATTTGTTTAAACGCGCTGGTTACTCTGAAGAAGAGTTGAATCAACTATATGGTATTTCCTATGATACAGCATTCCCATTTGTAAATTTTAATGGTGATATTTTGGAATTTTTCGGAACTAATCCTTCCGGGCATCCATTAACTGTCATTATAAATTCTTTGGTGAATTGTTTGTATATGCGTTATGTATTCATAAAGCTTTCTCGTAAAGCTGGATACAAAAATGCTTATTTTAAACAGTTCGTGAGTTTATTTACTTATGGAGATGATAATATCATGGGAGTTTCACCAGAAGCAGATTGGTTTAATCACACGAGCATCCAAAAGGAATTGGCTGATATCGGTGTGGAATATACCATGGCCGATAAGGAAGCAGAATCAAAACCTTTTGTTCATATATCCGAATGTTCGTTTTTAAAACGGAAATGGGTGTGGAACGAAGAAATAGGTGATTGGTTAGCTCCTTTGGAAGAGGAATCCATTCATAAAAGTTTAACAACATGGATTCCATCCGGTACTATAGATTCGTATGCTCAAACTGTAGCTGTTGTTCAATCAGCTAACAGTGAGTACTTTTTCTATGGGAAAGAAATCTTTGAAACTCACCATGAGTTTTTCAAAGAGTTGTTAAACGAACATCCCTATTCGATGTATGCGAATGAGAGGACCCTTCCCGGTTGGGATGAGCTGTGTGAACGGTTTTGGAAGGCGTCTGGGTCATCAACCTAACCCTGTACATTGGTCTAGGCAGACCGGTGTACAGTATATACCGTCTCAAAAGACCTTATTCTTGGCTCAGAAAGTACTTGAGCCCCAGTTGATGTTTGTCACTGAAAGTACAGACAACTTCTATGGAATTAACCAACCATATGATTTTAGTAGGTTTGAACTGCAATCAGAAGTGATTGATGACGGAACAGTACCCAGTGTGTCTGAGGAGGAAATTGTGCAAACAGTTTCTTTCACGGATAACTCAAAGGGTGTTTCCGTTGATCTTCCAACTTCAATGAATGCAGTGGCTGTGGTAGATAATACTGATGATATTGGTTTAGGTACTTTTCTATCCCGCCCGGTCATGATTGACTCCTTCACATGGAGTACATCTGATCTTGCGGGTGTGAAAAACACTATCAAACCCTGGAGTTTATTTTTATCTAACACGGCTGTGAAGAAGAAAATTGATAATTTTGGTTTTCTCAGAGGGAATTTGCATATCAAAACCATCATTAACGGTTCTCCATTTCAATATGGAGCATTACGTTTATGTTATTCTCCTTTGTTGGGTCATGTGACTGATAAAATTCGAACGAATACAGTTTCTGATCAACCATTGAAGATACCTTATTCACAACAGCCTGGGTTTTATTGCTATCCGCAATCAAATTCAGGGGGTGAGATGCCATTGAGATTCTTTTATAATGCTAATTGGCTGGATATAACTTCAGCCTCAGATGTTACAAATATGGGAACACTCAATTATGTCATCTTTTCCCCATTGCAATCTGCTGTATCTGGTGGTTCAACAACAGTAACTGTGCGTACTTACGCATGGATGTCTGATGTAGAACTTATGGGAGCTACCTCCAAATTCGCACTTCAGAGTGATGAATATGGTAATGGTGCTGTTTCCCGACCAGCTTCTGCTTTAGCCGCCATTGCAGGTCAGCTCACGAAAATTCCTATGATTGGAACATTCGCTAGAGCTACTCAGATTGGAGCTTCAGCAGTTTCATCGATTGCATCGCTATTTGGATATACTAACGTTCCTGTGATAAGTGATGTAATGCCTTATCACCCCATGAATGCGCCTATGCTGGCCTCTGCTCAGATAGGTGTACCCTGTCAGAAATTGACGCTCGATCCTAAGCAAGAGCTGTCAATCGATCCCTCACCACATGGTTTGGGTTCTGAAGATGAACTTTCTTTAATGTATTTGAAAACTAAAGAAAGTTTATTTGGGGAAACTGCATGGGCCACTAGCGATACTGGTGGCACCGTTTTGATGAATGC